GGAAAACACTTTATCGTCTGCCGCGTTATCTGGCGCGGCATTCGGGGGCAACGAACCCCCTGTGTGTGTTGACTCGGCTACTGGCGGCCTCAAACAGTCTTTAGGTCAGCACACCACAGAACCACTCGCAATCCAGACCCGCTCTCTATCGCTCACACGAGATTATCCCACGTTAGGACCTACCCAAGGACTGACGTGGTCGACTACAGTCCGCCTGAGCCAACCCTCGATTTCTCAACTGATTAGTGCCAGACCTTATGGCACCACTGTACGTTTCGTGCTTACCCAAATTATGCCAATTAAGCCTACGTCAGCAGATCATTTCACTAGTGTAGGTCCGAACCCCTTTTTGGGAAGTTTTTGGACCCGTGTGTATGACAGAATAGTCAGTAAAGGTGCCTCCTTCGTGGAGCCCGAGAAAGTCGAATTGGTTGAATATGTAGAGGGTGGAACGTGCTATCAAGCCCCCGTGATTGACTTCACTAAACGACAGGTGTACATACCACATTCCCATGGTGGTCAGTTGTACAAAGTCACGGTCAATCGCAGCCCCTCCAGTTTATCTGCGACCATCATCTTAGATCCTATTGAGATAATGGCACCTGGTTGTTGGCGTCGCCTCTGTTGCCCTGAATTTTTACAGGCAAACCTAGCTGAGTTTCTGATCAGATATAGAGAGTCCCGTTGGACGCTCGAAACTGGTGACGAAGTGTTCGCTTTAGGATTTACAAAGGCAGGCAAGAAGTACGTGTCACTTCAAGTGGCCCCCTACGTCCCAGTAGACCTTGACTATTGTGACTTCATCGCGCTAGACCTACGTAACGGCAGTCGTTTCTGCGTTTCGTCTGTCGAACATAACCTCTCAGTGTATAAGTCAAAAGATCCGCTGCACAACGCCCCCTTCGTCGCTAAAGCTATCATGGCACACATTCGCATCACCAATTTCCCCTCAGACGGTACTTCCGTGCTTGAAGGGGGTGAAGGCGAAGCGTCCATTGTAAAGCTCGATGACAAACCGCTCAACTTAGCTGACAAACCCTTTCCTCCTGTCAAGATGCTTCCAGCACTTGCTATAAAGGAAGTTGGGGTAATTGCCAAGACCGAGCAAGCTGTCATAGAAGCAGAAGGCGTACGCGTAGCACCTCATTTGAATGAAGTCGAACCACCCGAGTGGATCAACCTTCTTAAGAAACGTTTCAAACATGCCCTCTTCCCTCCTGGTAAGAGAAATACAGGCGTCCCGCTCTCCGTTGAGGAGGCACAAAGCATGGACAGACCCTCGCAGGCACGTAAATTCGAACTTATAAAGGATGACGCTCTGGCCAGCGAGATTGAAAACTTATCGATCTTTCTTAAGACTGAGACGGCTGACCCAGCTGCTGCACCACGAATCATAGCCAACTTCTCTGATATCGATCGCGTCTTCGGACGCGTTTTCGGAGAGCCCCTTTCTGATTACCTCAAGAATGAGACGTTCTTAAAAGAAAGCTATGGTTTTGTCGCACCTGCTAAACTGGAGAAGATGTTTGATAGAGTAGTGTCGAAAGCCAAGAAGCACATGTCAATGACCGATTTCGAGAAAATGGACGCCACAATTAATCGTTGGTGGCGGCAATTCGAAAAAGAGTTAGGTCTCGAGTATTTTGCAAAAGCCTACCACGACCTGTGGAAGAAATGGCACTCACGCCTTTACAGCAACCCTACTACACGCAAATTGCATGGTCGTAAGATGAATCTAGGTGCCTCTCGTCGATCAGGTGAATATTACACTTCCCTGTTCAATACGATTGAGGCCTTTTTCTACGACCTTTGCGTGTATGTTCATATGGGCTATAGTTTTGAAGAGGCTATTGAGTGCGTCGGGTTAGTCGGTGGAGATGATGGCTTACATGCAGATATGGACGCGGAGGCTGCGACGAGTGTCGCAGCGATGTTTGGTCTTAAGGTCAAGATCAACCAAGTTGAGCTCGGAAGCCCAGTCGATTTCTTAGGACTGGTGCGATATTCCGCGGGGGTTTACTCGTACGACCCCGTTAGATTTGCGAAGAAATTTGGTTCTGTAGCCACAGGTGCCAGTGTACCGCCGCTCGAAGCCGTTTTCCGAAAGTTTGAACCCTATGCCAGGATGTATGCTAATGTGCCCATTGTGGGCACTGCATCAGTGGCAGTGCTACGAATACTAGCCAAGAAGGGTCAATTACGGAGAAATGCAAAGTATGACTTAGCTGCCCAGAATATCGGCGGCTACCTGAACTCATTGATGTTTGAGTCAGGTATGTTACCTTGCCGAGCGAGCCCAGATGAGATGATGTCCCTAGTAG